AGTCCAGTCTTCAGAATTTAATGCTTCACAAAAATAATAGTTATTACCTAAAAACACTATCAGTCTGTCAAATATTTTAACTCCAAAACCGCCCTGTTTTGGCCAACCCGCTTCAGTAACTCCCTGACCTATTTCTACGTCGTCAGAACCCTCAGTCCTTGATGAATCGCTGTCATAATAAACATTTTTACCGTAAATTACTCCGGCTGAGATATAAAGCTGAAGCGCTCTTGATATTGTGCAATATTTATTAGCTGTTCCGTTTGCGGTATTGGATATGGGATAGTCTTCCGCTATGCAATAGACTTTCCATTCGGTTGTTCCGCCTACTGCTTTCGGGAATACTAAAAATTCGTGGTCATAATTTACGGTATCAATATCGATATCTACGGCTTCGCTTTTGTATTTTATTACCGCAAAAATTCCGCCACCCGCAGAATAATATAATTTATTATTACAGGCCTTTATAAAATACTCTACATTATCCTCGCCTATGAATGAGACAGCTCCGGTTACTGGTGTTGCGTTTCCGGTTACTACTGGATTATATTTTTGTATTCCGCCTATTTTTGTTATTGCCTTGCGTTTATCTAAAACAAAGTTTGTTAATTCAGCGCAGGCAGCATAGTCAATAATTGCCGCGTCCGGGTCGGACTGTTGTCCCTTCGTTATTCTTATGGGTAATGAAGTATATTTATCTAAAGGCATATAGTCTCCTTAATAAGTTTCGTATTTTTTAAAACAGTCGCTTTCGTCGTCTTCGTTTGGGACTCCCATGCAAAGACTCTCGGGTCTGTATGAAGACATTATTTTATCCGACTTCATTTTATCTATTATTCTATCCCATTCTCCATTTTCATAACTTGCCTGATTAAAGTCTCCGTCATCAGACGCTATGTCCGCGACAGTCATGTGAATCAGGGCTTCCTGACCTTTTCTGAGACTTGCTATATTTTCAAGGACATAACTCGAAGAAGAGTCTGTAAGTTGTGTTAAAAGAAGTTCTCCATGAATTGTAATTACTGCTCCCGTTGTGGTAGGTGCCGGGAATATATTAAGCGTTCCGTTTTCGATAAAAAACCATTCAGGGTCTCCTGACTCGGAAGTCATGTAGTCAATGCTCCTGACTCCTCTTATGGCGTCCCGGTCTAAAGTCTTTTTATCTGTTTGTTTTAATGGGACAAATCCGGGAATGGTTATTGAGAATATCTTTCCTACTGTTGCGGGTAAAGTATAGGCGGACTGACCTGCGACTGTGGTTAAAGAAATATTGGTTGTTCGGAGTAGGTCTGGTATCTCGGAAGAAAACTTATCCTGCTTTAGATTCAACCTTTCCAGTATTTCCGCTCTTGTGTAGTGTCCCGTCCCGTCTGTTGGTTCTTTTCTTTTCTTTAACACTAATGTTATCATTGACTCCGCGCTCATCATCTTGTTTGTCCCCCTTAATTAACTCTTTTATCTCTTCCGGCATTTCGCAAGGAAGAGTAGTTTTTTTAATAGTATTTATGTAGTCTTTATACTCCGCATTATTCCAATGGTTCTTTTGCTTCCATTCTGCGGTTTCGGGCTTAGCCATAAAACCTATATGGTGTAAAACAACCCCATTTATAACCTGATATTCTTTTAGGTTTGCGCAACGGTTCGTGTAAAACCTTACATCAGGTTTCACTATAACTATCGGACAATGGTCGCGCATTTCTATCATTCTATTTTCTGAAGCATAATCTATCAGGTGTATCAGTCCGATAGATAAATTATTATTTACCGCTTTATTTATAATCTTGTCTTGGTCTTTAACCGTTAAAAGCTCGTCCGAGTCAATAACCCAAACAAAATCATATCCGCCAAACTGCGCAAGCATTTCGTTTCGCGCTTCGTGTTCCGGTTGTTTTTTAAAATCAGCAACCTTTTTCTTTATATCAAATCTGTTAAAGCATTTTTCGACAGCAGGTAAAAACTCATTTAACTTCTCGTGATATATTATGCCTACGCCTATTTTCATTCTCACTCCTATTATATCATAGTTTTTCTATTTTTGGCTTTTAAAATTATGTTTTCCCTTACCTTGTCTGCGTCAAGCATATTCGACGCTCTATTCGGGTGTTCTCCGATACAACCTAAAACTTTATTAACAAACAAAAATTCATATCCTTTCTCGGCAATTCTCAGAAGATAGTCATAGTCTTCTGCGGAGTCGTTTATAAACTCCCCGACATCATCAAATACTTTTTTCTCAAATAACCAAAATATGCCTATGTGATTATTCTTAAACAGTTTATCATATCCCTGCCATGACGTAGCATTACCTAAAGTCTTCTTATTGCTATAATCATAATCGCAGTAAGCAAAGGCCTTTGTAGGATTAACTTCAAGAGATAATAACATATCCATTAAAAACGTCGGATAATAGGTATCGTCCGAAGCAAGCCAAGTCAAATACTTTCCCTTTGCCATACCAAAACCCAAGTTTAATTTATCTCCCATAAGACAATAAGGTCTTTTTACATAAATTATTCTCGGGTCTTTAAAACACTTAATAACTTCTTCCGTATTATCAGAAGACGAACCGTTTATTATAATCAATTCAAAGTCTTTATAGGTTTGCTCCAAAACGCTTGTTATTGAGCGTCCTATAAATTCTCCTTGATTATAAGTGGGAATGACTACCGTTATCATTCTTTGGTCTCCAAAAAGGTCGTATTACCCTCTATCATGTCCTTTCGTATCTGTTTTTTCTTCCAACGCGGTAACTGTGCGACCGCCATATACCATTCAATAGCATTCCACATTTTCCTTACTTTCCTGATATACCTTCTTATCTTCCGGCGCTTATTCCACGCATTAAACCTTACTATCAGACTTATCAACCTTTTCATTTTTCGCTCCTTGTAATTCCCTGAATTTGTCAGACCATACTTTTGCGACTGACTTCCAGTCATAAATTCTTTTAGCCCATTCTTTCATTTCTGCAACTAAAGGCAGTTTAGTCCGTATATCCATTGACTCTATAACATTCGTAGTCCACCTTTTTTGGACTTCGGGAGTCAGCATATTACCCGCTATCTTAACTCCGTATTGAACGGTCTCATCAAGAGCGGCAAGCGGGTTGGTTATAGGATATGCTCCTGCTGCTTGCGCCTTCATAGCGGTTATACAGGATATCTCATCAAACACGCAGGGGTATAACCAAAACTCGCTCGATAGGAATTCTTTTGCTATTTGCTCATGACCTACGCGTCCTTTATAGAAAATACCGTCCTGTTTGAGAAGTTTCATTATGCTTTCCTTGTATTGAGTCATGAGATAGTTTCCCTTGTTTAAATCATCATAGTTTTTATTAAAACCATAGAAAACGTGTAATGTCGCTTCGGGGTGGGCTTTTTTAATTTCTCCCCACTTTCCCAAGACTATCGCAAGTCCCCGGTCGGGAGAAGAAGCGTAAATACATTTAAACGGGACTTTCTCTATCTTCTCGTCAAACTGTTCAGACAATATTCCGTTTGTGGTTATCCATGTTTTATTATCAGGAATATCCGGGACATTTGTCCTGTGATACTGAGAAAGGAATATGACTTTATCCGTCTTCTCAAGTATTAAAGGATTATAGTTTTCCGGCCTTTGAATATCATGACACCATAGCAATACGACTTCCCCTTTGTTTGGAGCATACTCGACATAATCAGACATTCTCCACGCAATAAACACGTCGCAAGATTCTTCCTTGTCATATTCGTAATGATTCTTATACTGCACTCCGTCATAGTTTGCGGCTTCGTCGCAGGTATTATAAACGTCCACACACCAACCGAGTTTTACAAGTTCACGCGCAAGGCAGATGACCGCTTCTTCTGAACCGCCTATTCCGGTTGCGACTGAGTTGGGACTCCATGCTTCTATTGTCGGGCCGCAGTATATTACAACCCTGTTTTTCTTATGCACTCCGCCATATTGATTTACGAGTCTCACTATTGTCGGGTGGTCTTTCATATACGCCGGGACTGCCAAAGGCAAGTGTTTAAGTTCTTCGAGACATTTTGCTTCTTCGAGTTCGACCTTCAATTCAATTACCGCCTTAGTCAGTCGTCTTTGGTTTAAAAACTTTATGCAGTCATCATAGACTTCTTTAATGACTCCGTCGTTCTTATAATATTTCATTAACTCATCATACATTTTTACGCATTCATCAAACCTTCCTATCTGAAAGAAAGCATAGAATAGGTTGAGCATGGGTCTTCCCGTATAAGACATGGGGTCGACGGGCATAGTTCCATAAGGAGCGTCTTTTGTAAAACCCGTTTTTGATAAAGATATGCAGTCATCATACCGTCCCATTTGATAGTAGGTTGCGGCAAGTCCAAAATAAGCGTCAGGCCATTCTGGTTTCATTTTAAGTCCGTTCAGGTCGGCATTTAGGGCGGAGTCATATTTCTTCTCGAGTCTGTAAATATCCGCCATGCGGTTATAGGCAAAGGCGCGGTCGTCGTCCCAACCGCCCACTCCTACAAATTCCCGGTAAAGCTCTATTGCCTGCGAAGCAAGACCCATTCCGCCTAAAGCCCTCGCATAATCCAATACAACTTTCGGGTCGACGCATTTTTCATCATGCTGCCTGTTATACTCTTTTCCGATTATTTCAAGGTTTCTTACTGCCGACTCGTTCATCTGTTGCTGAGTGGCGTTGTGTTTAATATGACAAACATTCTCATCTATAAACAAGACCTTAGCGTTTGCGGTTGCCTGTAAAGTCTCGTGAAGAGAAGATACCCACTTATACCAACCGACCCTTACCATTCTTTCGCGCCATAACTTCATTATGCAGTTTCCGTTCTCGTCCCACCCGTAGAACCACCTTACCCACATAGCGCCTATTGTCGGCTCTTCAAAACCTTTTTGACAAAACTTAATAAACTCCGCAGGATTTATTATCTCATCATCAGCGTCCAACCATAACATTAAGTCCCCGGTTATAAGACTCATAGCGTAGTTTCTTGCTTCTCCAAAGTTACCGTTCCATTTCCAACCCGTATCTATTTTGCAGTTATACTTTTCCATTATCTCTTTCGTCTTTATATTAGTCCCGTTCCACGCAATTACAATTTCGTCGACTATCCCTGACGCGCTCTTTAATGCTTTCTCAAGGCAGTCCTCTTCGTCCTTCACTATCATACTTAAACTGACTTTCAGTTTCTTTCCGTTTATCTCTATCACTTTACACCCCCTTAAACATTTGACAAAATAGACTACATTCTTCTACCAATTCTTCATTATTTCCTTGTCCTTCTTTTAATTCATCAAGATAAACGCCTTTTATAATGCTATATCCCAAATCTCTTTCAAGTTTTATTCTTGCTTTAAAAACTTCAGGATAATATTTTCGTATATTATTCCAATATCCCATTCCACCCTTTACACAACCAATACAGTTATTGTTAAGAAATCCTTTATTATACATTTCCGGTATTGACATTTTCCATTCTTTGACTATATTTAAACAGTCATTTTTTGTTAAATTATTTTCTATTAACGGGAATATATGTTCATATTTTGGCTCTATCTCCACAATTCTATCTGCTCTATTTTTTTCATTTATATCAAATCCCCATATATAATGTGTTGGATTATTCACAATTTCCCATTCTTGTCTTACTCTTCTTTTTAGTATATGTGTGCATTTTGCTTTTCCTTGCATATTTATCATTTTAAATTGTCTGCATACTTCGTCAACGGTTTTATATTCACTTTGTAATATCTCAATGGTAATGCCATAAAAAAACTCCAAGTCTTTTATAAATCTTAATGTATCTGCGTGTTGGTCGTCTATGTTGATATAGGCAAGTCTTATATTTTTATATTTATCTATTGCAATTTTAGTTGCGACTGCACTTGTTAATCCGCCCGATACCCAAGATACATATTTCATTTTTGACCTCTTTCACTTGTCATTGTGCCTATGCAAAGTTTAGGCGCAAGAAGTGCAAACTCCGTATAATTTTGGGGATTTTGCATACTCCAGTAGTTATTTACTCCATGAAATTCATGATATAAAAATTTCATAGCGTAATATACCGGGATAGGCATAAGTCTTCCAAGTCTTAAAAGACCTTGTCTTGTTACTCCCTTGTCATCATATTCTATTCTTGTTCTTACTTCTTCCATCATGGCTTTTGCTTCGGCGGGATATTGCTGAGAATAACGGTTTAATACGGTTTCTAAAGTATCTTTTTTATATACAAGGAAGAAAATACCGTTGTGCAGGACTTTCGCGACGGGCTTGTCGTCGTCTTTGACTATTACGTTCATGACTCTCCTTTAACCGTTGGGAGACGGTTCATAACACCGTCTCCCTCAGGTTGTTATTTAGGCAGAAGGTAAGTGGCTTAAGCCCGTTGCGACCGAGTTTGCTTCCTCGGCAAGCGCTTCGAGTGTAAGTTCACCTCTTACTATTCCCTGCTGACCATGGATAGTCTGTGCCACTTCCTCTTTGGAGAGTTCATGGACAGGTTCGCCGATAGCCATTTTCCACCTTGCATTTTCAATTACAAGCAAAGTGCAACCATACCCGGTTGAGTCCGAAGGTATATCCCTCGATAAGAATATCCTTTGCGTTCCGAAGTCTGATTCAAACTCCGCGACGTGCTGAATAAATTTCTTGTCTTCAGCATTGATATTCTTTGTGATTTTCTCCGAGAAGGCGGAGATAACCTTTTTCAGTTTAGAGTTGACGTATGTTTCGTCAGGGTTTCCGCCTGCTATCCATGCGTTCTCTATCTGCCCGATATAAAAAGCTTCGGTAAGCTTTGTCCCGGAGACGACTGCGGTTACGTTTGTGCTGATGTAATTTAATACACCCGCCAACCTTCTCGCTACTGTCGTGTTTCCGGTTGCTTTCGACCCTCTTAAAAGCGCGTGTTCAATGTCTGTGGATATCGCTTTCAGTTTCTTTGCAAGGTCGTATTCATACATATTTGACAAGCCCGCCTGCTTAACCCATTTCTCAGTCGAGGAGACAGATACGTCTTTGCTGAAAATCTGAGTTACGTTGTTGGCTCTTGTCGGGACAGATGTTGCGCTGTAAGAGAAGGCAGAACCTTCGACTACTGCGTTATCCTGTCTCGTGGTTATTGTATCGCGAATCCACTGGTGTAAAGTGTTGCTCGCTTTACCTTTCCTGATACTGGACATAAACGGGGTTTCCGTCGGGGATATCGTTACGATAGTCCCCATTATGTCTTCCAACCTGTTACCGTCATCATAGGTAATTAAAGGTGCGCCCATAATTTTGCTCTCCTATTTTGCGTCTGGTTGCCTGATAGCTTTAATATAAGCTATCATTTCGGGAGAGTCCGGGCGTTTCCCTTGTGCCGCCAGTCTCAAAGTTTCCTTTTTCGCTGTGGCACTCGGTGGCGCTTTAGGACTTTTACCAGTCGCTAAATCTTTTTTGGCAAGCTCTTTATCGAGCTGTTTTTTAAGACTCGAAGTGGCAGACTTTTTTCCCTGATTATTCAGCAAGAAGGCGGTTGCGGCAGCAAGAAGCGGCCCTTTTGGGTGCTTGTCTAAACCGTTTTCTAAATAAATCTTGTTTGCCAGTTTAAACTCGGGCTTATCCTTATCCATGTAATCGGGAAGTAATGTATCAACCAGCATATAAGACTCATTTAACTGTTCCTTAAATGCGCTCTTCTTTTCTATGCGCTGCTCTATTCTTGCGGCTTCGCGCTCTTTAAGGATATCATTTACAGTTTGCTCATACTCCGGTTGTTCTTCCTTAAGTTTCAGGAGTTTTGCGTCAGGCCATTCCTTCTCATTCCATTCTTCTTTTGGCGCTTCCGCAGATTCTTCGATTTTGCCGACCTTCTTCATTAAGGTTTCGATAACTTCATCTCTTTCCTTAATCTTCGCGGTCATCTCGTCGAAGCGTTCCTGAACCTTTGATACCGGGATAACTTCTTCCTGCTCTTCCTCTTTCTTTTCGGCTTCGTCGGTTGCTTCCTCTTTCTTTTCGTCGGTTGCTTCCTCGGATTTAGCCGCTTCGCCTTCTGACTTTTCGTCAGTAGTCTGTTCTTCTGTCTTTACTTCATCTCCCTCTAACATATTACTCCTTCTCTTTTAACGTCTTAGTGGGACGTAGGCCGCTTCTCCTTTTATAGTCTGGGTCGACTCTCAAGTTTAGACCGTCTTTGGGGACGTCGGCTAATTTTATCGGTTCTTGCGAACCGTTATTTTCCATATCTCGCTTGCTCAGACAACGCTATTGCTATCGCCTGTTTTCTGCTTTTGACTTTTTTGCCTTTTTTAGAACCTGAATGAAGCTGTCCGTATTTAAACTTGTGCATGACTTTCTTGACTTTGTTCATCATACGCTTTGCTCCTTGTTCGGATTTATGTCTTCTTCATCTCTTTTGGTATCTTCGTTTTCGCTTTCGATTATTTCTTTTTCAAGTTCCGCCTGCTTGACTGCGACGTTTGCTTCTGCGATTATAACTCTAACACGCTTTTCAAGTCCTATGAGTATTCCCTCGAGAAGTCCGCATTTATATTCTGCGGATATGCCCTCGACTCCCATAGCAAGCCGACGCTTTATATCATTTATGTTTATGTTTGTCAAGAGTTTATATATTTCGCTTGACTGAAATTCAGTTACTTTCTTTGCAAGTTCAACACGTTCTTCAAGAGTAAGTTCGACTCCTTCTTTAACTGCGTCTTCAAGTGTTCGCATTTTTCTCCTTTGCTTTAGGTTTCGGTTTCTTTCCCGGTTGCGCCTGTCCCTGTGCCTGAAGCATAGCAAGTTGTTCTCTCATCTGGTCTGACTTCGCCGCTTCCTCAGGAGACATAATTAACTTCTTTGCCTTGCGCGGATTATCCGCCATTAAATACTGTCTTGTCAGTTCATAAGGTTTGACATAAGGATTATCTCTCATGTCCCTGTATCTCAGACTTGCTTTCATCTGTTCTATCTCGGGTGTGGTTGTTGCCATTTCTCCGGCAGGTGCGATTATAGAATTATAATTTATATCCGCCTTCAACCACTCCCTCGTTTCTTTAGTTCCCATAACAGGCGCTATAAATTTCTCAGGCCCGCGCTCTATCCATAAGTCTGATATTCTATCAAATATTTCCGCCCAAGCCATTTTCCAAATAGTCAAGTCCATGTTTCTAAGCGGAGCAGCCGACTGCTGAATACCTTGTATCTCGGTCGCTGTCCTCGCATTTGAAGTTCCGGTAGGATTTATAACACTCGCCATGCCATAGTCGACAGTTCCGAGAGACTCTTCCGCCCATGCCTTCAAGACCTGTTCTTCGCGTTCAAAAGACATTTCCGCTCCGACATAGGTATTGATTAAACCGAAGTTCTGGTTGCCCGGCGCTTTAACGGGTATGCCTTGTCCCGGTATAAATCTCACGTTATCTTGGTTGACTTCTCCGGGGACAAACCAAAACATCATAGCAGTTGCCAAGGTCTGTCTGTTTATTTTTGCGTTATGCTGCATATTGATAGACGCCTGTATCGGGGACAGTATTTCAACTACACCTCTCGGGGAGTAGTGTCCGTAAGAAGTAATTTCATAAGGTATCTTTACAAAAGGCCATTTCCTCATAGCGTAAGGATATTTTATGAAGCGGAGCGCGTCGTCCATGTATTCTTCGCAATAATTAAGGACGTGTCTTTCTTCTATCCCGTCTCCGTCTGAATCAAACCAACAATAGACTTCGTGTATCTCAATGGTATCGTTATTTGAATTTATGCCTTCTCTAAGTTTTTCTGCGGTATCGTGGTTCTTGTCCTTGTTTTCTGACGTAACTTTATTTTCATACGCTTCGGATATTTCAAAGTCAAATATTCCATGCTTAGGCAGAATTTCCGCAGCGACTTCCTTTTTCCATTTTCCATTTAATGTATCGGCAAGGAATTTTGCAGGACTGACTTTATAAGAGTGGTCTATCCATGCGGCGTCTTCAAGGTCAAATACTGCGACTGTATTCGAGGGGACTACGACGTCTTCCGGGTCGAGAATTGAAAGCATTGGAGAGTCTTTACAGACTTCCTGAACCGTAAATTCTACCGCTTCCGCTCCGTCATAAACCGCCTGAATAATATTTTTAATCTTCTCTTGGTCGTTCTCGTCGGTTATATCAAAATCAAATTTATCAATTAAAATCTGGTTAAACTCTTTTATGTTCTTCGGGTCTCTTAGGTCGAGCAGGTTTGACCATTCCTGAAGTTCGCTTGTCATTAAGACTTTGGTTACGGGTTCATACTGTTTGACATAAATAGTCTTCGCTATACTGAAGCCCTTAGTCAACGTCTTATCGGCCGCAATACATATCTCGGGAAAAATTTTCATTCTTTGTCTTACGAGCCAGTCGAAGTGCCATTCGAGATTTTCTGCAAGAACCTCAATGTTCTGCGCTGCCCTGTCGGGAAGGTCGGGCATTATGGGAGTCATGTCAACCATGGGGACTGCGTTGTGAATTATCTGAACGAAGTTTGCTTTATTTTTTCTGACGGTCTTGTCTGAGAGCGGCATATGAAGGTTGGACGCTCCCGGCCATGGGAAAGTTTTTGTAGGTCTGATTCCGTATCTCTTCTTAAACCATTTATTTTGTTTCTCCTGCCATGTTGTCCTGTCTCCGACTGCGGTATCATACTGGTCTTTGTAATAAGTAATTATACCTTTCAGGTCTTCGGCTTTGCTTACGGGTTGCATTTCTTCGTGTATCGCTTCTTCTTCTTTGTTTTTAATTACGACTTTCTTCGGCATTGTTTCTCCTTTGTTCTTTTAACTCCATTATACACATAAAATAATATATTTGTAAATAAAAATTTTACTCTTCCATGGCGCTGTAACTGTTTCCGGCGCCTTCAAGTTCTCTTTCCCTATCCCTGACCCACTTGGACGTTGACGACTTAGGTATTCCTACCGACAAGGGTTTAGCTCTCTTCACAGTATAAAGTCCGAACACATAGGCGTCCCCTCTATCCGGCGACCGACCTATCCTTGCTTTCAAGTCTTCCTTGGCTTCGGCGAAGATACGACCTCTGCTCACATGATATTGGACTGAAGTCAAATCAGTAATGAGTTGATTATCATTCGGGAGCGACGCTCTACTATCCCCCATTGTGTCTGCCGCTTCGAACCATGCTTCCGCTCTCAAATTGCCATACCTATCTGATTTATCCGCCCTGCTGTTGGCGACTTGCTCTATGACGGTTATTCCCGAATTCTTACCTAAGATATCAAGACAGACGTCTGCGACGCCACCCCCGATACCGTCGGTCTCTATGCCTATCGTATTCGCTCCCATTTCCCGCGCCATTTTGACTGCCCTTGCGCCCGTCTCAGTAACCCTCGCCATACCGAATATGTCCTGCTTGACGACGTTCTCGTTCTCGAACCCGTATATGACGCATTCGTCGTCCCCGAACCTTGCTGTATCGACTTGGACTATGACCTTCTCGTAGGGTTGACCTTCGACCTTCTTATTGCGAATCTTCTCACACCACGCCATTTTAATAATAATCTCAGCGCCTTCAAGCAAGTCCCATGACCCATTTATCATGGCTTCATACATCTCGGGACGGTTACGGAGAAGGTCTTTAAGGTTGTCATAATACTCTTTCGGAAGATGTGGGTTATCAGAAGGCAAGGCCTGAATGAACGCCTGTTTCTCGCCGGGGTTGGTAATAAACCGATTCCGAATATAACACGCCCTCGGGTTGGCGGTAAAGAGCGCCCTATACCTCGGTTGTTTCCCGTTGGGCAACTTACGCCTAATCCTTTGCATTATAGCAAGAAAGTCGTTCTCGGTAATTTCCTCGGCTTGGTCTATACCCACAAACCCATACTCCGCCGAAGTAAAGCGGTCAATATCCTCTTGCTTATTAAATCCGCCGAACACAATTTCACTCGTCTGCCCGTTCGGACAGAAGACCGTAATATATCCTTTCTGCCAGTTTATACGATACAGGTCTGACGGAATATACTCCTGCCACACCTTCAAGGTCGTTTCGACAAAGTGCTTCCCAACCTTACGACCTAAAAATCCCCTGTTCCCCGGATACTGAAGACATAAAGCAAAGGCCTCCATAACCAAGAACACCGACTTCCCCCCGCCCACCGCTCCCCCGTATAACAGCTCATACTTCGGGTTCGCGTGCGCTAAGGCCTGCCGCTCCGTAGGGACATACTTTAAATTATACTCCACTCAGTCTCTCCTAAAGTCTTTTAATGTAGTTTGTAAGCCAGTTCTTAAACTCCGTCGGGTTGCAGACTATAAACCTGTCCAACGTCCCCATAATCTCTATGACGTGTTCAATGCCCGCAATTCTCGGGTCGGCCTTCGCCTTGGGTTCGGCCTTCACTTCCGCAGTCAATTCCTGTTTGACTTCTCCTGAAAGTGGCGTTTCTGAAATTTTATCTTTTGAAATTTTTTTCATTTGAGACTCCTTTGGAACGAAATTTAGTGATTTTCTTTTGGAGACTTTAGACGTGTGGGACACCTACCACCCACATACCCCCTACCCCTTGTCTTGGGTGGCCATGCAATCCTTCAGTCTCTCTTCAACCAACCTACCAACCAACCTACCAACCAGTCAACTACCTTACTACCTCAATGCTATAATGTATTAGGTATATCATCATAACCCTTCTACTTCCTCATGCCTTAATGCCTTAATCTCCTCTAATGCCTTTAAGTCTTTAAGGACATTAGGTAGCATTCGCTTATCGCTCATGCTATTATATGCGGCGGCGGTTTTCTCGGGCGTGTTTGCCGCGATATTCTCGGCGTGCTTGTAGTCGGCTTCGGGCGTTCCCCGGTCTGAAAGTGTTTTCCCCGTGTTTTCGGGCATTTCGCTTGATTCTATAATGCGCTCTTTTTCTCCTGCGGATTCAATTTCATTGATTTTACTGCCTTTTGTAAAATGCTCTTTGTCCTGCTGTGGCGTGATATCTATTGCGGATTGTTCCGGCGGGCGCGGAATATTAAGGTTGATTACGATATTGCGGTCAAGTCCCTTTGGCGCTATGATATCCCTTTCAAGTTCAATGGTTTTCGTAAGTCCGTATATTGCGGCGCTGTATGTCTCGGGTTCATAGTCCTTTAAGGCCTGATAACTCTTCTTCTGTGCGTATTCAAGGCGTTTCAAGTGTTTTACATTCATTTTAGCAAGTTCTTCGCTGATTTTCTCATCAGTCTTCAATTGTGCTTTCTCTAACTGCTTTTGTGTAGCTTTTATCATATTATTACCGCATGCTTTATAAACAGTCTGATAGTCCAATTTATGCTTTCTGCAATAGTCTGCAAGGTTTAAGTAAGTTCCTTTGATGATTCCCTCTTGAAAGTCTTTTCTTAATTGTATGTAATTATTCTTTACTCCGGTACCTTTCATT